ATGCACTTCGATGCCCGCGCAGCAAAGCAACTTGAGCCCGATCAACATCTCACCGTCGCGGACTGTCCGGGCTTGCGCCTGGTCGCCACGAAGTCGACGAAGAGCTGGACCTACCGCTACAAGTCGCCCGTCGACGGGCGCATGAAGCAGACCAAGATCGGAGAGTGGCCGGCAATCTCGCTGGCCGCTGCAACCGTCGCATGGGAGAAGCTTCGCGAGTCTCGCAATGAGGGGCAAGAGCCGGTCGCCAGGAAGCGGCAATCGAGTCAGGCCTCGAACGGCGATATGGTACCGCAGACGTCGGCATATACCGTTGGAAACGTGTGCCGCGACTACCTGGAGGGGCATGTCGAGCGCAGCCGCAAGACGAAGGGCGCGAAGGAGATTGCGCGCATGTTCAAGACCATGCTCGGCCCGCTTGCCGCGCAACCCGCCGAGACCCTTACACGCGCGCAGGCGTTTGGACTGATTGAGTCGCACGCGCATATTCCAGTGCAGGCGGCCAAGCTACGTGCCGAGCTGGGTGCGGCGTGGGATTACGCGCTCGACGCCGGCCGGCTGTCTCAGAACGCCCCGAACTGGTGGCGTCTCATCATGCGCGGCAAGCTCAAGAGCAAGGGAAAAACAATTGAGGGAAAGCGTGTCGGCAAAAAGAGGGTGCTGGCCGATCAGGAAGTCGGGGCGCTGATCCCGTGGTTGCCAAATTTCAGCCGCACAGTGTGTGACGCGTTGGTCCTCTATCTGTGGACCGGCACGCGAGGCGCGGAGATTGTCGCGATGGAAGGGCGGGAGGTCAACAAGGAGAGCGACGGCTGGTGGTGGACGATTCCAAAAGAGAAAACAAAGAACGAACGCCACGAAGATGCGACGGATCTACGCGTGCCTTTGATCGGCCGTGCCGAGGCAGTAGTCTGCCGGCGGCTGGAGGTCTACGGCGATGGATATCTCTTCCCGGCTACATCCGGCGCCGGAAAACACATAGAGCAGAAGGTGATTCAGACGGCAGTGCATTTCCACCAGCCGTATTCGAAGACTCGACCCAAGATCATTCGTCCGCGTCTGTCCGTGACCTATTGGGCGCCGCACGACTTGCGCCGCACGGTCCGGACGATGCTGGCTTCAATGGGATGCGCTGATGAGGTGGCCGAGGCTGTGATCGGCCACATGCAGGAGGGAACAAAGGGCGTGTACAACCGCCACGTGTATGACGCGGAGCGTCGGTTGTGGCTCACGCGGATCTCGGAGCGGCTGGAGCAGCTGTCGGGCGGTCGCTGACCGTCGCTGCAACCGACTTCTTACGACGCGCGCCCGTGTTCGCCGGCGGCAGTAAGTCGGAAATCGGCCGTTGTTCTGCCCACTCCTCGATTTCTCGAAGCAGCCAGCCAACACGGCGCCCCGAAAGTAATCTCGGCTTCGGGAATTGGTCTTGACGAACGAGCAACTGAACGGTTGCCGGCGCGAGCGACACGATAGTGCAAACAGTTTCGAGATCAAGATATAACGGCTTGACGAGCGCGGTTTTCGCCTTATCCATTTTATGGTTCCTGCAAGCTGGTTCAGCGTCAAATCGCGGGGTTGTTAATGTCTTGCGTGCTGCCGAGCGAAACGTTGTCAGCATCTCTTCTGCCCGGAACGGACTCGCGCATTGCAGTTGCGTCAGCAGAAGCTAGCGGCGAGAACGCCGGGATTAAGTGCGACACGGTGCAGTCGGTTTTCAACACGGCCGCGCGAGCTTGTACGTGCAGTGCGCACAGTTCGTTATCAGTCAATTTCATGACGACTCCTTCATCGAGGTGTGTCGCATAGCGCGATCGAGCATCATCAGTCCGGTTTCGAGCTGGACACCGGCGGCGCCTGCCCAGGTGCGTGCTTCCTGCGCAGCTTTATGCCGGCTATAGCTGCCGACCTCGTCGCGCATGAGGTCGAGCAGTTCGATGTCCGCGCCAAGCGCGATGACTTCGACCAGCTTGCGGATCTCGAGGCGCAGGGCTTCGATCCGGGCGATCGTGGCGAGTCGGATATCCGACTCGCTTTCCTTCGTCTGGATAGTCTTTCGCCGCGCAAGCGGCGCTTCGTCTATCTGGATCGCTTTGGCGGGCGTGAGCCCGCTGCTGTTGACGTCGTCGTTCGATGCCTGCGCCGGGACGGCGCCAGCGAGGGAAAGCCGTGGGCGTCTGTCTGCCGCTTCCCGCTTACGCGGCAGCGGACGTGGGGTAGAAATGGCCGGGCGAGCCGTCATTTAGCCACCTCCGTCGCCATGTTCTCGGTCCAGTCGGGATCGGGCATCGTTGAAAGCCTGTCGAGCCACGCGCGCACCGCCGGTGCCTCTTTTGCCCGTGTCCTGTCTGCCCGGTCGAGCGCGCGCGTGAAGTCGCTAACGGCGGCTCTGACGGCCTGCATGCGGGTCGGATATATCGACGTGAAATCTCGCATCGAAGGCAGGCCTGATGTCGTGCCATTGCCTACGCGTAATGTGGTCGAGTAAATCCACTTGCCTTCCTCGGGCTGCGCAAGGTGGATCTCCGCAGGCGAGAGCCCCGTGCGCTTCGTCATCGGCGCGCGGATTGTCTCGCACTTCACGAATACGCCGTTCTCGTTCGGCACGTGCACAGGATGCTTGTGACGGCGGGCGGGGACTGCGTCGAGCAGATCTGCGTACGGCGTGAGCGCGGCATGTACGCCTGCGATCGTGCCGGGCGATAGTTTCCCGAAAACAGGGTCGTGCAACACGGACTGCAACGCCTGCAAAAGTTGCTTTGCTTGCGGCGCAACGACGCTGCTGCTGGCCGACTTCGCTAGTGCCTTCCTGGTCACCCTGGCCTTGCCGCCGGCCTTAGCGTGTTCCGCAGCCGTGCGAAGTCGCTCAAGAGCTTTATCGCCGCCGTGCGCCCGGATTTCTTCAATAGCCAGTGTCGACGAAACGACCTTGTTGCGAACCAGTTCCTGCACGGCCCCTGGCGCGTTCGCCAGTAGCAGGACATCACGGATAGTCTGGTCGGTGATGTTGAGCCGCTTGCCGATCGTGGCGTTGGACTCGCCGAACTCCTGCAGTTCCACGACTTTTTCCGCAAGCTGCAGCGGCGTCAGCTTCTCGCCGTCGTTGTTCGTGATGCCGGCGTAAATCAGGTTGACGCGATTCACCGACTTCGCTTCGTCGATCACGACCGGCAGCCGCTCGATCTCCTTGTCCTTCGCGAACCCGCCTTCCTTGATGGCGAGCAAGGCAGCATGGTATCGATGCTGGCCTTCGTACACGAAGATCCGGTCCTGCCCGTCGACCTTGCGTACGAAACACCCGAGCGGTTTCTTGCGGTCATAGCCGTTCGCCTTCATCAGTTCCGCGAGGTGCCGCACGCGGTCCTGATCCAACGGGCGAACGTTGTCGCGCGGATCGTAATGGATCTGGTCGGGCGGGACCGTCCAGAGATCCGACGATCCACCGCCAGCGGCCTTGACCGCGGCCTTTGTGTTGCCGGTGACAATCGGTTCGGCTTCCAGCAACGAGCGGGCATTAGCCATTGTTGACCTCCCGCCTCGGCGGGATACCGCCGACGTCGGCAAAGGTCGCGTCCGGTGCGTAGTGAAACAGCGTGCCGTCGAAGGGAGCGATCGCAATGCCTGCGAGCCAGTACACGAGGCGTTCGTCCGACCGCCGGATGGCCTGTCGCACGATAGTGGCGCACACCAGCATGTGCAGGTCCAGGCGGAGCGCCTGCCGGTCGGCATGCGGCAACGCCGCTTCGACGTCGTCGATCGTGAGCGGGTCACGCTGGCCGGCGAAAAACGCGATCAGCGCCTTGCAGATCGGGGAGAGATTATTTGACATATTGTCTCCTGATTCGGGCGTAGCGATAGCTGCGCAGGAATGGGCGGACGAAGCAGAGCGCGCAGAACGCGGCGATCCCGACGATGGCGAGCTTGCCGGCGGAGACGCCAGCGAGGAGCCAGAGGATGGAATCGATCAGGCCGAACGCTGCGCCGATTGCGCGTTGCTGCGCGGAGCCGGTCAGGAGCCAGACGGCGATACATGTCGTGGCGGCGACGAGCAGACCGAAGATCATGCCGCCTCCTTCACGCGCATCGGCCGGGCCTGCCAGCCTTTCCTGCTTGACTTTTTCGCCTTTGCAAGCGCACGCGCGGTTTCCGTGCGCGCGTTTGCGGCGGCCCGGATAGCACCCTCGCAGTCGGCCACACTTGGATAGGAGATCTGCGTACGGACGACGTCGCGGCCGTCCATGATCATGTAAAGAGTGTGAACGCTATCTGCTATGGGCTTTCGCGCGACGACATATTTTCCGACGAGGATGGGCGTCGTCGGACGCGCAGCCATAGGGTCGTATTTGACGATGGTTCGAAGGCCGATCGTATCTCTACGTCCGGCCCCGATCTGCGATGTTGACATCAGTCTGGGCATTTGGCGTTAGTCTGAATCGCCGGAGGCAAGACGTTTGCCGTCTGGCGTGGGTTGATCAGCGTGGCGCTGTTTTTTCCGCAACTCGGCGCAGTTCCTGGGACACAGGCGCAAGGCGGGATTCTTGAGGGCGTTGATGGCCGGACCGGCGACGCGGCGAAGTCGAAACTCCCGGGCGATGTCGAAGTCGGTGACGGAAATTCGCTCGGCCATCGCAGCGGGTTACGCAGTCGTCCTTGCAGGGACAGTGGCCGAGGGCGCGTCGGCAGGGGCGGGCTGGAACAACGCAATGCCCACGGCAATCGCCGCTGCAATGAATACGGCCCGCCAGACTTTGGACTTTTCAAAGTCACTTTGGCGCACCACGGTGTAGCCATCCGCCGGCTCAACCGGCAAACCCTGTTCGCTCCGAAGCCACGCGCGGGCCTCGGCATTCGATTCGATGCTGCTTATCGTTTCCATGCAGACCTCCGGATTAAGGAAGGGCGCGCACGCCGCGCCCGTGCCGAAGTATCCCGCAGGGGATATTTATATGTCAATCCTCTTGAGGATATCTTTTTGCGGAAAGGAGAGGCCGGCCGCGATCAAAGGGCCGGCGTTGGCGGGCGAACTACCCGCTGCGGGATTTATGGGGCTTTTGTTTGGCGAGCAGCGGTCCGACGGTCACCTGACTGAGCAGCATCAGAGCGACGTCAAGCCACGCGTTCGTATTGATGTAAGTCGCCACGAGAAAGGCAATCGAGATGGCTGGGGCGAGGTGAAAGAAACCCCGTTGTAATGAGCGCGCGCGTCTCGATCGGTGGGCGTGCCGCCGGATGACGTTCGACAGTTCGTTGAGCTCGTCAGCGATGCATGCGGCGATTTCCGGATCAATACCTTTTGCAGCTAGCCCGACCGTTCCGTCCGCACGAAGCAGGACGGTTGCGGCAGCAATTGGCGGGCTGCGCTCAGTCTGCTCAGCGAGATCGAGGAGGTGCTCCCGGATCGCATTTTGCCGAGCGCAGAGCGCATTGTTTTCGCGAGATGGGAAGGAGTAAACGTTATCCGCTTCGTTTTCTCGCCCTTCGTTTTTTGGTCGTGTCGTTATGTGTTTCATCGATGCCCAACGATTCGTCTGATAATTGTCGTTGGGCGGCTCGACCGGCGCGCAACCGCTGCTGCTTGCTCGGTGCCACTTCCTTTGAGACGGTCAGGGAGCCGTCCTCCTCGATTTTCGCGTCGCCGGCCTGGCTGAGCACGAAGTCGATGTAACTTTTGATCTTGGCCTGTTCTGTCACAGGCAGCGCTGCGAAACGCGCCCGGTCGTAATGCAAGGATGTCTGGGCGTCGGCTTCATCCTCGAGCAGCTCGGCTGCGGTCACGCCAATGGCAATGGCGAGAGATTCGACGATGCTTACCTGCGTGTCGACATTGCCCGCCAGGACGCGCGCCACGGAGCTTTGCGAAATGCCTGCTCGCTTGGCAAGTTTCACCTGTGTGTCGACCGCTGGCACGGTGCGCATATGGCGGCGGATATTTGCGGCGAGAACTTCGCGGATGGGCTTCTTGGTCATGCGCAAAATATTGCCCAAAGTGAAATTCCCCTGCGGGATAAATGGGGTTGCTTTCCGGTTGCGGAAATATCCCCGCAGGGATATGATTCGCCTACAAATCGACCTTTGAGGTATTCCCGTGCGGATAAACCAGGAACCAATGCTTTCGACCGTCCTGCGTCGTCTGGATCAGGCAAAAGGCGCGTGGCCGGAGATTGCCAGGGCAAGCGGGGTGCCCTATCAGACCCTGACCAAGATCGCCTGCCGGATCGTGTCCGATCCGCGCGTCTCCACCGTTCAAACCCTGTTCGATTACTTCGCGGCTAACGCGGAGCAACCGGCGGCGGCCGATTGCACTCACGCGACGCACTGACGGTTTCCTGAGCATGGCGTTTATCGCTGGTCGGGTCATGTTCGCATCGTACGGATGCCGGGTCGCGGTAAACAGAATGAAAAACACCCAATCCAAAGAATCGGGGCTGCAATGACGTGCCGATACAGTGGTACCGAATGGCTCGACGTCCTCTACACGTCGGTCCGTAACACGCCGGGTGGCGTGGCAGACGCAGCGAACTTCCTGACCCTGCGTCGCGGCAAGGGCATCGCCACCGAATCGTTGCGGCTGCGTCTGCGCGGTGAGGGCGAAAACCGCCTGTCGATGGAGATGTTCGAGCTGCTCATCGAATGGATGCAGGAAAAGAAGGAAAGCGCTCCATTCGCGCTCGACCCGTTACACGCGCTCAATGAGCGCTTCGGCCTGATCGCCGAGCGTAGCGTCGATGCGGCAGAGCACGCCACCGATGATCACCACGATGTCGAATCGCTCACGCGCGCGACGCTGCATCTGCAGGCGCATGTTGGCGAAGTCGCATCGGAGGTCGTGCGCGCGGTCGCCGACCGTCGCATCGACATCAACGAGGCGGAACGGCTGACGGTGGTCAGCCGCAAGGGCCAGCGCCTCTTCGAGCGCCTGATCAGGACGGCCGGCCGTCTCGCAAAACTGGGCCGCAAGTAAGTGGCGCCGCGTTTCCCGATCGAGCGTTGCTGCTGTAACCCCGAGCGCGCTCGCATCCAACTCGCGTGCGACGACGACCGGCGCCTTGCCTGCGCGATGCGGCAACTGGGCGTCGTGGCGCGTACTGAACCCCAGCAGGCCGCCGCATTCCTGCAACCGCTCTTTTCGCCCTTTGCCGCCGACATGCTTCTTCAGGCCTGCCGGTCACTCGGACTCGTCGACGTCTGGATTTCCTGCGCAGCCCGTTATTGCGCGGCGCGGCCGACCCGCGACGAGCGCCGCAACTTCTTCGGATACATCCGCTGGCACGTCGACGATGCCGAATACGCGCTTCTGACCGAGCGCCACGCCGCCGAATGGCATCGCCTGCGCGCGGGCCGCGCCTCGGAGACAAAGTGACTTTGCACAGTGTCAGTTCATTGCTTCGCCGCCGTAACCCATCTTTCAGGCGTTCGTCGTCTGGATCCCAGATGTACGTCGCCGGGCGAGCCGTGTGGCGTGCGTTTTCCCATCAACGTGAACGTGAACGGAGGATTGCAGAATGCAATCGCTGAAACGATTCCTGTCCAATGCGGATGCACTGGACAGGGCGGATATTTCTACTGCTCCTGTCTTTTTCTCTGCTGGTCGAGCACGACGTCGCGCACCTGCAGGCAAATCCGCGAAAACAGTTCGTCGGCGACCGGCGAGAGCGGGTAACCGTCCGGCTGATCCTTCCTAAGAAACGGGAAAGATTTCATTGTTGTGTGTCGGTTGATGTTGTCAATCAAATGCGGGCGCTTATGACTGGCGCTCCTTCTCTCATCAACGCGAACTCGAAAGGAGAATTCTCGAATGTCTTCGCTAGACCAGATCATTTCGCAGCTTCAGTCGGCAGGGCATCCCGCGCTGCCCGACGGACATCCCGTCGACGACGGCAAGCCGCATCGATACGGTCCGGGCAAGAAGTACTGGTACTCGCTGCACAGGATCGAGCGCGGCGGTCTGATCCTCGGCTATACGGGCGCATTCGGCCGGTGGTCCGGTAACGACAACGGCGCACAGGTTTTCCAGTGGCAAGGCGAATCGCTGACGCCTGAAGACATCGATGCGGCCCGTCAGCGCCAGGAAGCGGCCGAACGCGTCGAAGCTGAAAAACGCGCGCATGCGGCGAAGATGGCGGCGAACCGTGCGCGCAGCCAGTGGCACAAGGCACGCGACGAGGGCGCGTCGGCTTATCTTGAGCGCAAGCAGATCACGCCAGAGGCCGTGCGCTTTGACGACGAGGGCACGCTGCTGGTGCCGATGTTCCAGTACGCGGACGGTATTCGCCTCGTCGGCCTGCAGAAAATCACGCCGGATGGCGCGAAGCGGTTCAACAAGGGTATGGAAAAGAAGGGCGCCTCGTTCATTCTCGGCGACATTGCAGCGGACGACAGGGTCGCGATGATCGCCGAAGGCTACGCGACCGGGCGCTCCATTCGCATGGCAACGGACGACGCGGTGCCGCTGTCGGTGTGTTTTGACGCGGGCGGCATCATGTCCGCTGCGCGCCACCTGCGTGACACCTATCCGGACCTGCATCTGCTGATCTGCGCGGACGACGACTGGAAGATCGAACAGCGCCTGCGCGAGCACCTCGCCGACGAGTTCGGCTATGGCGGCGAACTGGTGATGGGAGCCGACGCCATACGTATCGAGACGAAACAGACGTGGTACAGGGTGCGCGCGCAGTTCAGGCGCGACGATCACGGCGTCGGATTTATCGAGCTGAGCTATGGCAATGACGTGATGCCTGAGCGCAAAAGGCGTTTCGAGAACACGGGTCTGAAGTACGCGTACGAAGCGGCAGCCGCAGTCGGCAACGCCAGCGTAGTGTTTCCGCGGTTTGCCGATCGCGGCGAGCGGAAGCTGACCGATTTTAACGATCTGCATTGCGAGGAAGGGCTCGACATGGTCAGGCAGCAGATCCAGTCGGCCCTGCTCGCGGTTCTGGCGCCGGCCGTGATTGTGCCGCCGATGGCGACAAACGGCACGCGCACGGTAAACGGCGCGGAAGGTGTTCCGCACCCAACGTCCGCTGGCGCTCCACCGGAGGAATGGGACGGGCGGGAGGCAGAGAACGGCGCGCATACGTGGGAGATGAAGCTCGCGCGCTCGGACAAAGGCACCCTGTTGCCCACGCTCGGCAACGTGCACCTGATCCTCGCCAATCACAAGGCGTGGCAGGGTGTGATCGCCCAGGATGACTTCGCGGGCCGCGTCGTCAAGCGCAAGGTGCCGCCGTTCCAGCAGGGTGAACTCGGTGAATGGTCGGACATGGACGATATCCGCTGCGTACTGTGGCTGTCCCAGTCGTACGGGATCGCGGTGCGGCAGGACATCGTCATGAGCGCGGTGCTGCTCGTCGCCGACCAGCATCACTATCACGACGTGCGCGAATACCTCGAAGGGCTGGTGTGGGACGGCACGCCGCGCGTGCGTTCGTGGCCGACGAAGTACCTGCATGTCGCCGACAGCGAATACGTGCAGCTTGCCGGCATGAAGTGGATGATCGCCGCCGTCGCGCGCGTCATGCAGCCTGGCTGCAAGGCCGATAACGTGCTGATTCTGGAAGGCAAGCAGGGGTGGGGCAAGTCGACGGCGCTCGAGGTGCTGGCCGGCAAGCCGTGGTACACGAACTCCCCGATCCGCATCGGCGAGAAAGACACGTACGCGGTGATGGCGGGCAAGTGGATCATCGAGCTGGCCGAACTCGACTCGCTGAACAAGAGCGATTCGTCGGCGGCAAAAAGCTTCTTCGCGACCGAGACGGACCGCTTCCGGAACTTCTACGGCAAGCGGGCGACCGACGTGCACCGGCAGGGCGTTTTCGCGGGCTCGGTGAACTTCGATACCTACCTGAAGGACGAATCCGGCAACCGGCGTTACTGGCCGATCCGCGTGGGTGGTCCGGTCGATATCGAGGCGCTGCGGCGCGATCGCGACCAGCTGTGGGCAGAAGCCGTGCATCTGTATCGCAGGCGCGTCATCTGGCACGTGACGGAAGAAGAGCGGCCCCTGTTCGAGATCGAGCAGACCGAACGCTACGAGGGCGACGTGTACGAGGACAAGATCGCGCGCGCGATCGAGTATTCATCGCGCACGACGATGGAAGAGATTCTCGCCGACGTCCTGAAGCTCGATACGTCCAAGTGGACGCTTCCTGAGCAGCGCCGCGTGGGCAAGGCGCTCAAGTCCCTCGGTTGGGTGCGCAAGCGGGAGTCGACGGGCAAGCGCGGCTGGTACTACGTCCCTGAAGAAGAGGCGCCGGTCGCCGTGGACGTGGTTGCGGCGGTTGCGGCGGTTGCGGTGGCAGCGGGTGATGACGATGACAGTCCGCTCTGACCGTATGGCGACGCGCGGATTCATGGTGATGTCCAACACCGCGCAGCGCGCCATGTCCGACGCGCTGGCGCGCTGCTGCGCCAGCGTCGGCGCGCGGCCGGGTATGTCTGGAGCCGGCCCGTGTCCCAACGTCCCAAGGGTCGCCCTCACGTGGGTGCGCAGGCGCGCGACATGCGCGACGTGGGCAGGACGCATGTCGCGCGCTGCGCCCGCACGCCTGACCTTTTTCCCTTGGGACATTGGGACATTGGGACAGAGAGGAGTTGATCGATGAGCGAACTGAAGGAAAGAGCCGGAATTGCGATGAACGTGCGCGTGCAACTGGCCGATGTCGCGCCGGATCGACAAGTAACTTTGGGTGCGCTCGCGATGGTCGACGAGCTCGGCAACATGCTGTGGCATATGAAGTACGGTCAGGATTTGCGGCGACGTGCGTTGCACCGCGCGTCGCTGCTGCTTGCGTCGAGAATCGCGGACGGCAGTCGGTACCGGCGCGGCAAGTCCGCCGGTGCGAAGTTCCGTGACGCGAAGCGCGATGGCGAAGCGACACCGGACGGACCGTCGTTGATTGTGCGCTTCGCCGAGCGTGCAATCGTTGAATGGGTTGCCGATCAGTGTTCGGTGTGCGGCGGTCGGGGCATGCGCGGCGGTGGCGGCAGAATCGTGCGGCGCATCGATTGCAGATCATGCCGGCCGGTACGCGATGCCATCGATGCGCGTCTGCGTTTCTCGCGCTGGCCGATCAGTGATCGCGAGCCCTGTCCGACGTGCTATGGAAAGGGCTTTTACGAAGAGCGGCCATTCGCGGAAGTGCCGCACCTGTGTACGCATTGCAACGGCAGTGGCAAGGAACCGGTCAATGCCGCGAAGCGTGCGCAGGCGCTCGGCGTGCCGCTCGATCAGTATCATCGCCGGTGGGCTGCGCGCTTCGAATGGCTCGGTGCAGTGCTCACGCAGATTGATTCGATCACCGAAGCGCAATTCAGGCGAGGACTGCGTGGTGCCTGACGCTTGCATTTCAGAAAACACACGACTAGACTCGCGTTCGTTTGATGAGCAAATGAATTCGCTGGCACCGCGCGTGAGTCGTGCAACCTCCTCGGGACAAAAGAAGAATTAGCGGAGCCTGTTGAGTACGGTGGAGTCGTTCGCCCTGAATTTTTGTGAAGCCCTGAGTGCGTGAGCCTCGGGGCTTTTTGCATTGGAGCGGTGAAATGCTCACGCCGTCGCGGCCGGACCGGCAGGTTATGCGCAATGCCAGCCATTGCACCGCGACGTCGCCCCGGCGGTCCGGCCTCGTTTTGCATTTGCCCGCCGGGGACCCTATAGCCGTTCTGGACACGGGGGCTCGCACCCGCGTTTTTTCTCTACTGGTGATTCCCCAGGGGGGGTCATATTCATGCCAACCCAACAGCAGATCGCCGATCACCTGGACCTTGATCAGTCGGCCGTTTCGCGCCTCGTCGATAAGCTCGGCATCGACTACCGGCAGGCGTCGGTGGACGACGTGCGCATCGCGTACATTCGCCACCTTCGTGAAATGGCGGCTGGACGTGGCAGTAACACCGGGATCGATCTCGTCGCTGAGCGCGCGATGACGGAGCGGGTCGATCGCGAAATCAAATTATTGACCCTCGCGGAGAAGAAAGGGCAACTCGTCAACGCAGAGCAGCTGGAACGGGCCTACGGCCAGATGGTCGGCGCGTTCCGCTCGGATCTGCTGTCGCTGCCGGACAGGATCGCGCACGAGTTGCGCACGCTTTATGGGATCGACGTCGACGTCGAACTGCTGAATGAACACATCAATGGATGTCTCGAGCAGATGGCTCGATACGACGCAGACGGTGCGCGCAGTGATCCGGCGTCTGGCGAAGCTGCTGACTCCCGCCGAGAAGATCGGGACGACGCAGTGGGCCACGCGTTACCGCCGTCTGAGTGCGAAGGCGACGGCGCGGCCCGGTAAATACAATCCGGACATCACGCCGTGGGTGCACGGCATGCATGCTGCGCTGGACGATCCGCGCGTGCAGAAGGTCGTCTGCATGAAGTCGGCGCAGGTGGCCTGGACCGATGGCGTGCTGCTGAACTACATCGGCCGTCGCATCGACATCGATCCGTGCCCGATGATCATCATGTTCGCAAGGGAGAAGTCGGCAAAGGACTTCAATGATGAAAAATTCAAGCCGATGGTCGAGGTCACGCCGCGGTTGCGAGAAAAGCTGCCGGCGCATGCGGGTCGCGCCCGCGACGAGCGATGGGACAACAAGGTATTTGCGAGTGGCTTTCTGAAATTCATTACGTCGAACTCGGCGTCGAGTGTGAAGTCGACGCCCGCGCCGGTAGTGGCAGTGGAAGAGCCCGATGAAACCAACGAGAACGTTCGCGAGCAGGGCGATTCCATCACGCTGCTCGAGGAGCGCACCAAGAGCTATTCGAATAGCCGTCGCAAGGTCATCTTTGGCGGCACACCGACGATCGAGGGCTTCTCGCGCATCGCGCAGGCCTATGAGTCGTCCGACCAGCGCCGGTATCTGGTGCCGTGTCCCGATTGCGGCGAAGAGCACGAACTGGCGTGGGACAACGTCACGTGGACCGAGAATGCAGAGAAACCGCATGAGGTGTTCGGCCTGGCAACACCCGAGTCCGCGCGCTACGCGTGCCCGTTCTGCGGCAGTCTGTGGGATGACACGGCCCGGTTTCGTGCCGTGCGCCGTGGCCGGTGGGTCGCGACCGCGGCGTTTCACGGCGTCGCCGGCTTCCGGCTCAATGAACTCGTGTCGCCGTTTCCCGGCTCGCGCCTCGCGGAGCTCGTCAAGAAGCGGCTCGTCGCGGAAAAAGCGCTGCGCGCGGGCGACGACACGAAGATGCGTTCGTTCGTGAATAACACCGAAGGCCGCCCGTACCGATACGAGAGCGACATTCCGGAGATCGATCTGCTCGCGGAGCGTGCGCTCGACTATGACGTCTTCACCGTGCCGGCCGGCGCACTGGTGCTCACCGCCGGCATTGACGTGCAGCACGACCGGATCGCGATCGTGCTGCGCGCGTGGGGCCGTGGCGAAGAAAGCTGGCTGGTGCTGTGGGACGAAATCTACGGCAACGTGCTCGAGCAGGGCACCGATCCGATGGTCGGTGGCGTCTGGGGCGCACTGACCGATCTGCTCACGCAGGGCTACCGGCATGCGAACGGCTGGGTGCTGCGCGTGAAGGCCGCGTCGATCGACTCGTCGGACGGCTCGACGTCGGATGCGGTCTATCGCTATGTGCGCGTCGCGCAGAAGCGCGGCATCAACATCATGGCGATCAAGGGCGCGAAGCAGATCGATGCGGAAATATTCAGCGTGCCGAAGGCGCCCGTCGACTCGGTGCGTAACAACAGCAAGGCGGCGAAGTACGGGTTGCGCCCGTACATGGTCGGTGTGAGCAAGGCCAAGGATCTGATTCTCGATAACCGGCTCAAACTCGAAGATGACGGTGCCGGCCGCATGCACTGGTACAAGGGTGTGCGCGCCGACTATCTGCCGCAGCTCACCGCGGAAGTGAAGGTGCCGGGGCGTACCGGCAGCAAACGCATCTGGCAGAAGAAGGCCGGTGCACGCAACGAGGCGCTCGACTGCGAGGTGTACGCGTTGCACGCGGCGCGCAGCATCAAGACCCACCTGATGACGGAGGCGCACTGGATGATCGAGCAGCAGCGCCTGTCGCAGGTTTCGCTCTTCGACACGGTGCCGGTTGCCACCGGCCTCCCGGCGGTCGCGGAGATGGAACCGCCACCGGATCCGCCGGTGGCGACGGCCGCACCCACACCCACACGCGCACCCGCACCACGCAACACACCCGAAACCCCGCCGCCGAGCGGGGTTTCGCGCATTCAGGGCCGGCGAACGGCGCGGTCAACGTATCTGAAGCGCCGGTAGCAGCACATCACAGGAGCACGGTATGGCCTACACAGCGGCGGATCTCGCCCGCATCCAGTCCGCGATCGCGAAGGGCGAACTCGAAGTCCAGTACGCAGACCGCAAGGTCCGTTACCGGTCGATCGCGGAACTGCGTGAAGCGCAGACCGAGATTGTGCGCGCGCTCGATCGTGCGAATCCGCGCTCGCGTGTGTTTCGCCTGCGGCACGGCGGCAAGGGGGTGCGATGAACGATGCAGGTAACCGCACCTATCCGTCACTCGCGAAGCGCGGCTTCGTGATGCCGACCCGTCTGAAAGCGGCGGCCTATGAAGCGGCAAGCTCCGCTGGCGCACGCGCCCGGTCGTGGCAGACGTCAGGCGCCGGACCGAATGCGGCGGCAGTGCAGAACCTGCCGCTCATTCGCAGCCGGGCGCGCGACGCGATCCGCAACGACCCGTGGGCGAAGACGGCGATCGCGCGGCTGGTGTCGAACACGATCGGCACGGGCATCCAGCCGCATCCGCAGCACCCGGATCCTGCTGTCCGGCGACAGCAGAAGCAGCTCTGGGACGACTGGGTCGGCGAGTCCGATGCGGACGGCCTGCTCGACTTTTACGGGCAGCAGACGCTCGCGGCGCGGGCGTTCTTTGGCGATGGCGAGGTGCTGGTGCGCCGGCGCATGCGTCATCCCGACGACGGGCTTTCCGTACCGCTGCAGCTTCAGGTGCTCGAGGGCGACCTGCTGCCGGTCGAAAAAAATGAACTGCGGCCGGACGGCGGCGAGATCATCAACGGCGTCGAGTACGACGCGGATGATCGTCGCGTCGCCTATCACCTGCTGCGTCGTCACCCCGGCGAATACAACCGGATGGCGGGTGGGGGTCTCATGACCGTGCCGGTTCCGGCGGACGACGTGGCGCACGTGTTCCAGCCATTGCGCGCGGGGCAGGTGCGCGGTGTGCCGGAACTGTCGACGGTGCTGCTGCGTTTGCACTCGCTCGACAACTTCGACGACGCGGTGCTGTTCCGGCAGGAAATCAGCAACCTGTTCGCCGGCTTTCTCGTCAAGCCGAACGCGGAGCCGGGCCTCCTGGGTGATCCGGTGACGGGCGAGGGGCTGGTTCTGGACTCGGACGGTTTCTCGCCGGTCGTGTCACTGGAACCCGGAACCGTGCAGGAACTGGCGCCGGGCGAGGATATGCGCTTTGCGACGCCACCCGGCGCCGGGGCCGATTACGGCCCGTTCATGCGGCAGCAGCTGATGGCCGCTGCCGCATCGGTCGGCATGCCGTACGAGATTCTCACCGGCGACCTGCGTGAGGTGGGCGACCGCGTGCTGCGGGTGCTGCTCAACGAATTCCGGCGCGCGATCGAGCAGCTGCAGTGGAACGTCTTCATTCACCAGTATTGCCGCCGCGCGTGGGCGTGGTGGGTCGATGCGTGCGCCCTGTCGGGCGCGATGCCGATGCCGGATTTTCATCGCACACGGCGTGAATACCTGCGCGTGCGCTGGGTGCCGCAGGGCTGGCCGTATATCCATCCGGTGCAGGACGTGAATGCGCAGAAGCTGGCGATCCGCTCGGGGCTGACGAGCCGCTCGGCCTCGATCCTCAAGCAGGGCGAAGACCCCGAACAGGTCGACGGCGAAAACGCCGCCGACAACGCGCGGGCTGATGCGCTCGGCCTGCGATACGACACCGATCCCCGCTCGCGCGACATCGCGGGCGACGGGGTGGCCAATACGCTTATCCAGAAGCAGGAACCGTAGATGAAAAACCGCAAGTGGTGGGACATCAGGGCGATGACGAACGCGCAGGGCGCAGCCGTCGCCGAGATCCGGATCTATGACGAGATCGGATTCTGGGGCACTGATGCAAAGACGTTTATCGCGCAGCTCGATGCCGCAGCGGCCAGCGCAACGGAGGTCATCGTCGCCGTGAATTCGCCGGGTGGCGACGTGTTCGATGCATTCGCCATCTACAACGCGCTGCGCCGCTATGCCGGCAAGGTCACCGCGCGCGTCGATGGTGTGGCCGCCTCCGCAGCCGGACTGGTGGTGATGGCGGGCGACCAGGTCGTGATGCCTGAAAACGCGATGCTGATGATTCACAACCCGTGGACGATCGCGCTCGGTTCGGCGGCGGATCTGCGCAGCACGGCCGACATGATGGACAAGGCGCGCGACGGAATTCTCGCGGCGTACCGGCGCAAGAGCGGCCAGACGGATGAGGAGCTGACCGCGATGATGGATGCGGAGACGTGGCTCACGGCACTCGAGGCGCAGTCGCTCGGCTTCTGCGACGTGATCGAGGAGCCGGTGCGACTGGCGGCGTCGACGAACGCGGCGGGCCTGCTCGCCCGCTTCAGGAATCCGCCGGAGCCGGTGCAGGCGCTGGTCGCGGCAGAGGGGGATGCGCCACCCGTGGATCCACCAGCCCACGAGCCGCCAGTCGAGGATCCGCCCGCGCCGACGGCTCCGCCGGAACCCGCGCCCCCCGAGCCGGTGACGGCGCAGGAAGAGCCGGGCGTGCTGGCCGCGCACGTGTTCAACGCCTGCCGTGCGGCCAACCTCTCGATGTGCGCGGAAAGCATCGTCACGCTCACGGCCCTGAAGGACCGCGCCACGATCGACGCGGCAATCCGGAACGCGACCGACATTGCCGGCCTGTGCCTGGCGGCGAAGCTGCCCGAACTGACCGCGCAGTTCGTGGGCGATGGGCTCAATCCCGACCAGGTGCGTGCGCGCCTGTTCGATCGCGTCACGCAGACCCAGCCGCGTGTGAATAACCGGCAGCAGCCGGTCCCGCATGAGGCCGGCCGATCCACGCAGGGTGCAACGGCGGGTCCGAAGGCGTCGTCGATCTACGCCGCCCGCAAGGGCGTCGGAAAGTCACTTTGATAACGGCCTGTTCATATCAGGCGCACACAGGAGCAACGGTATGACCACCATCAAGACGCAGGGCATGAACACCCGCGAGTTTCTTCTTTCTGAAGGCGCGGGCCGCATCTCGCGCGAGCAGATCGTCGTCGTGAAAGGCGACGCGCTGCCGGCCGGACAACTGCTCGGCACGACCGGCACCGGCGAATATGCGCCGTATGACAACACGGCAACCGACGGTTCCGAGATCGCGACCGCGATCCTGTATGGACCACTTGCGGCATCAACGGATCCGCGCCCGGCCGTCGGTATCGTGCGTCTCGCGGAGGTTGCCGAAGCCCGCCTCACGGGCCTCGATGCCGCCGCGCGCAGCGATCTCGCCGCGCACTACGTGATCGTGCGCTAAACCCGCCGTCCTTTCGACAATCCGGCCGTCGCTTAACCTCGACGGCTGCCTGCATACACATTCCAGGAGAACCCTTATGGCGGATATCGCCCTTCTCAACGACGACGCGTTCTCGCTGTCGTCGCTCAGCGCTGCGATCAACGAGCAGCCGCAGGTGCCCAGCCGGCTCGCCACGCTCGGCCTGTTCGAGGAAGAAGGCATCACGACCACCGTGGTGCAGATCGAACGCGACGGCGACACGCTGGCACTCGTGCCCACCGGCCAGCGTGGTGCTTCCGGCGCTGTCGTCGTCGGCAGCAAGCGCAACATGATTCCGTTCAACACAGTCCACCTGCCGCAGCGCGCGACGATCGGTGCTGACGAGATTCAGAACCTGCGCGCGTTCGGTTCGGAGACCGAGCTCGAAGCAATCCAGACCGTGATCAACAGACGCCTTGCCAAGATGCGCCGCCAGCTCGACGCGACGCACGAATTCCACCGGATCGGCGCGGTCAAGGGGCTGATTCTCGATGCCGACGGCAAGTCGGTCGTGGCGGATCTGCTCGATCGCTTCGGCATCCAGCAGACGGTGATCAGCTTCGAACTGACCAAGACCGATACCGAGGTACGCCTCAAGTGTGCGGATCTGCTCGACGCGATCGAGGATGCCTTGGGCAACACGCCCTTCACCGGCGTGCGTGTGCTGTGCGGCCGAAACTTCTGGAACCGTCTCATTGTGCTGAAATCGGTGAAGGAAACCTACCTCAATACCGCAATGGCCTCGGCGCTGCGAGGCGACGCGCGCGACACGTTCGAATTCGGCGGCTGTACCTTCGAGCGCTATCGCGGTCGCGTCGGCGACATCGGCTATGTGGCTGACGACGAAGCGTGGGCCGTGCCCGAAGGCGTGCCGGATCTGTTCATCACGCGCTTCGCTCCCGCCGACTACATGGAGACGGTCAACACGAATGGCCTGCCGTATTACGCGAAACAGGAGCTGATGGATTTCGGCAAGGGCGTCGAGCTCGAGGCGCAGTCCAATCCGATCCACCTGTGCACGCGTCCGAAGGCCGTCATCAAGCTGACGGTCTGAGGAGACAGTTATGGCGTTCCGTGATCTGGTCGCGGATCTCGATGATGCCGTGATCCGCGATCTGGCCGACGACGACATCACCGTCGACGGCGAGCCGCTGCGCGGCATGTTCGCCGCGCCGTGGCTCGGTCCGGATCTCGGCCGGCAGCGCACGCAGCTCGAGCATCCGCAGGTGAGCGTGCGCGATGCGGACGCCATCGCGATCCGCGAGGGCAGCATCGTGATGGTCGGCGCCGACGAATATGTCGTGTTCGAACTGCAACCCGACGGCACCGGCTGGACCGTGCTGCTGCTGAGACCCCGTTGATGAGTGCCGCTAAGACCCCGTTGATGAGGCCGCGCTGATGGATGCACTGAAGGTTGAGATCGACGTCAGGGAAGTGGCCGCCGCGCTGCAGGGACTGTCGCCGTCCGCCATGCAGGCTGCGTGGCGCCGCACGCTGCGCAAGACCGCAGCGTGGATCAAAAGCCAGACCGGCAAGGAGGTCTCCCGCGGCACGCAGATCCCGCAGAAAGTGATCCGCAGCCGGCTGTACTTCTTCATGCGTTCGGCCGATACCGGCAAGGTCTGGCTCGGACTGAATCCGGTCGAAGCACACCGGCTGGGTTCCGTGCGCGAGACGAAAAAGGGGATGCGCGCGGGCCGGTTCACTTTTGATGGCGCATGGCGACAGACCAGGGCGAAACCGGACGGGCCGGTCTACCAGCGCACCGGCAAGGCCCGCACGCCGTTCGAGGTCGTGACGGTGAACTGGTCGAAGACGGGCGACCCGGCGTTCCGTCGCGCGGCGCAGATGTGCGAGGCGCGGCTGATGACGATTCTCCGGCAGGAAGTGAACTACGAAATCCAGAAGGCGATTGGAGGAGTCCGGCGTGCTCGATAACCTGAAAACGCTGCACGACGCGATGATCGCGGGCCTGCGTGCGGCGCTCCCAGACATCTCGCCCATCGATGCGTATCCGCGCATCGGCCGGAAGATTCCGACGTCGAGCATCGCGCTCGAGATGTCGGAAATGGAGCCGGGGCACGATCCCGGCACCGGCCAGACGTCGCTGATCGGGCGCTTCCAGGCGCGGGCGATCTGCGATCCGCTTGGACCCCACGCGGATCTCGCGGTGCGCGAGCTGGTCGCGCGCATTGCGTGTGCCGTGCATGCGCAGACGTGGGGTGTGCCGGTGACGCCGGCGAGGCTCGTGCAGATCGGCGACGATCCGTTCAAGCCGGAGCTCGACGCGTATCTCGTCTGGCTCGTCGAGTGGACACACGAGTTTGATCTTGGCGATGTGGCGGCGCCGTTTCCGTCCGCGGGCTCCGCCGTGCTGTGGGGCATTGATCCGGACACGGGTACCGCGCCGGGCGCGGAGTACGCGGATCCGGCAGCGGAGCCCTCCGGGGGATAGCGCATGAGCGACTACGAGATTGGCGAGATCGATCGCCTGATCGCGAGCATCGTGCAGGCGGGCTATATCGACGATGTCCAGTACGACCCGCCGCGCTGCCGGGTCCGCAACGGCGAGTGGGTCAGTGCGCTGTTGCCGTGGAAGACGTTTGCGGCCGGACGGGTGAGAACGTGGTGCCCGCCCTCGGTCGGTGAACAGGCCGTCGTGCTCGCGCCATCAGGCACGCTTGCCGGCGCATTCGTGCTGGCCGGCTTCTATAGCGACACACACGGCGGGGCAAACGGCAATGCTGCGAACCTGACGGCGACCGACTATCCGGATGGCGCGCACGAGCATTACGACCACGATGCGCACGAATATGTCCTGTCGGTTCCCGCCGGCGGCCGGATAGTTTTCCGCATCGGCGATACGCAGATGGAACTGACGGCGGACGGCATCACGCAGATCGCGCCGAAGCTGCTGGTCGATGCACCGGATTCGACGTTTACGGGCAACAGCACGACGCAAAAGCGGTTGACGTTCCAGGGCGGCATGACCGGAAGCAACGCGACAGGTGGTCCGGCTTCCGAGATCGACGGTGACGCCAACTTCACCGGCACCGTGAAATCGAAGGGCGTTTCGCTGCCGGATCACATACACAAGGTGAAGCAGGAGGGTGCGCCGACGGACCCTCCGCTGAAAGAATAGAGCCCAATCCCCCGATCGTTGGGAAAGTTACTTTGGCCTCGCCTTCGCGCGAGGCTTTTTTATTGGAGTCCCGAAATGCCGAAAGATAGCGATATTCCGGTTCCGGCGTCGACCGTCGCCGCAGGCGCGGCGTCCGTCACTTTCCGCGACAAGGTGTTCAAATCGCGCACGCTGGTGTTTGACGACGGCAGCACGCTCGCCGTCGAAAAGAGCCTGGTAACGGCTATCACGCAGGAACACGTGGCCGCCCTCGAGCGCCATCCCGACTTCGAACGCGTCGCGGACGGATCCTGACGATGGGCGCGGGTACGGCGCTGGTCGGCATGGACCGGCAGACGGGCAAACCGGTCACCGGCATCGCGCACCTGAAGCAGAGCATCGGCGACATCCTGTCGACGCGCAAGGGCACACGGCGCGAGCGGCCCGAGTACGGCTCGGACATTCCCCGCATGGTCGATCTGCCGGTCTCGCGCGGCTGGATTTCTTCGGCGCAGGCGGAAGCGGCCCGCGCGATCGGGCGATGGGAGCCGCGCATCAGGGTCTCCCGCGTCACGGTCGCATCGATCGTTGACGGCCGGGTGACGTTCCGCATCAAGGGCGTCTACGAAGGCGACGACGCAGTTTTCGAGGTGACCACATGACCACCATCGATCTGGGTGCGATCGATCCGCCGGATCTGGTCGACACGCTCGACTTCGAGGATATCTATCAGGAGAAGCTCGAGCACTTTAAAAGCATTTACGCCGGCTGGAGCGCGGCGCTCGAATCGGATCCGGTCGTGAAGCTGATCGAGCTTGCGGCCTACCGCGAGGTGCGGTTCCGCGCGCGGGTGAACGACGCCGCGCGGGCGGTGATGCTGGCGTTCTCGACCGGTGCCGATCTCGAGCACCTGGCGGCGCTGCTCGACATCGAACGCGTGACCATCGATCCTGGCGACGCGGATGCGAATCCGCCAGTCGGGCCGACGCTCGAAGGCGACGACCGGCTGAAGCTGCGCACGCAGATGTCGATCGAGCGCTCGACGGTCGCCGGTCCATCCGGCAGCTACGTCGCGCTGGCAATGAATGCTTCCGCGGACGTGCTGGACGTGAAGGTCGATCGTCCCGAGGCGGGCGTCGTGCGCCTGACGCTTCTGTCGGCGGTGGGCGATGGTGTGCCAGGAAAAGCGTTGATCGATACCGTCACTGCAGCGGTCTCGCCCGAAGATGTTCGGCCGCTGAACGACGAGGTGCTGGTGACCGCCGGCGAGCGGGTCGATTTCGCCGTTGAGGCGGACGTTCACGTCGGTGGCGGTCCGGGTGGGGAAGCGGTTTTCGAGGCGCGTCGCGCAGCACTCGGGAAGGCGATCGCCAGTGCCCGCAAGCTGGGCGCCGGCATGTCGCTGTCCGCGATCTACGGTGCGCTGCATCCGCCTGATTCCGGCGTGATCGATGTCGATCTGCGATCGCCGGCGGCACACGTCGTCTGTACGCCGCGGCAGTTCGCCAACTGCACGTCGATCGTACTCAACATGAAGGTGGACGATGCGGACTATGCGTGACGCCCTGTTACCGGCCAACCAGACCCCGCTCGAAACGGCGCTCGCGATCGTCATGGCCCCGCGCGTCGATCCCGAAATCCTGCGCACGCTGTGGGATGCGGACCGGTGTCCGGCCGGCTGGCTGCCGTGGCTTGCGTGGGCGCTCGCCGTCGACGGCTGGGAGCTGGCGGAATCGGAAGATGCAAAGCGGGCGCTGATCAAGGGCTCGCTCGCGCTTCACCGCAGGAAGGGCACGCCGTGGGCGGTGCGCGAGGTGATCCGCCGGCTCGGCTTCGGCGAGGTCGAGCTGGTCGAAGGACGGCTCGCGCGGCGTCGCGACGGGTCGATCACCCGCAACGGCGATCACGTACACGGACGCGCGAACGCGTGGGCCGAATACATCGTGAAGCTTCAGCAGCCGGTGACGCGCGATCAGGCGGACAGCCTGAAAGCCGTGCTCGGGCGCTATGCACCCGCGCGCAGCCTGCTCGCGGTACTCGACTACACGGCGGTGCCGATCCGCCATAACGGCGTCGCCATGCGCAATGGACAATACAACAGAGGGAGTGTCGCCTGATGGCAGACCTTGTGGAAATCGCCCAGTGGGAAGAGGGTGTTTATCAGCTGGAAACATCGGACCCCGTCATGGGTGGTCCGGACGGAGTCGACAACCGGCAGGCCAGGCAGCTTGCGAACCGCACGCGCTATCTGCGGGCGCAGCAGGACGCGCACGCGGGCGCAGACAATCCGCACCCGCAATACGCGACGCTCGTCGCCATGCAGGCCGCGATTGCGGCGCTTGTGAATGCCTCGCCGGCCACGCTCGACACGCTGAAGGAGCTGGCCGACGCGCTCGGCGACGACCCCAACTTCGCGACGACGGTGACGAACGCGCTTGCGTTGAAGGCCGCGCTCGACTCGCCATTTTTCACCGGCACGCCGCGGGGGCCGACGCCGGCGCAGTTCGACAACAGCACGAAGCTTGCGACGACGGCGTTTCTCTGTCAGTTCGGGCTTCAGTACTCGCCACTTCACTCGGGCCAGGCCACCGTCGCGTCGACGACGATGGACAACAGTTACATCGGTTCGCGAGTGGTTTTTAACAACACGGCCAATCAGGCCGCGACGCTTCCGCCGATCGCTGGATTGCCTAACGGGGCAAGCGTCCATTGCAGCAAGGTCAGTACATCGTCAAGCGGGATCGTCACGATTTCCGCGGCGGGCGCGGACCAGATCGACAGTGGGACCGGGCTGGTGACGAGCGTGTCTCTCAACCCTGGCGAAGACTGTGTATTTACCGTCCTGTCCGGCGCCTGGGTCATCAGCGGATCGTTCCTGTTTCGTCGCAATGCGTTTTCGCAGTCACTGGCCAATAACGGCTATGCGAAGCTGCCCAGCGGATTGATTGTTCAGTGGGGCACCAGCACGATTGCGACCCAATCCATGCAGACAGTCACGCTGCCGGTTGCTTATCCGAATGCGTTCATTCTGGCTGCGGGCAACACAGGAACCGTGATCACCCCGAATGCCGCGTCCATCTCGCTGGGTTTCCAGGGGAACGGCAGCAAGACCAGTTTCAACGTGATCGCGGGCACGGCGTCTTCCGGTTCAACGGGTATTTCGTGGATCAGTATCGGGTACTGAGGGACATCATGGGACAGAAATTCGCAGCATACGATGCGCAGGGCGCGATCACCGGCTTTTACGATAGCGTTGACAGTCCGGTGCCGGAGTCCGTCAAGGCCGTCGGGATCACGGCGCAGCTGTGGCAGGAGCTGATCAACGGACAGGGGCAGGGCAAGCGCATCGCGCTCGACGCTGACGGCATGCCGGCGTTATTTGATCCGCTGCCACCGACGCGTGCGCAGCAGGCCGACATGATGCGCGCGAGGCGCGATGCCGCACTCGCGGCGACCGACTGGCTCGTCGCCCGGCATCAGGATGAAAAACTGATCGGCGACGGCACGACCCTCACGGCCGACCAGTTCACGGCGCTGCTCCGGTATCGCCAGGCGCTGCGTGATCTCGCCGACGCGACCGGCTGGCCGAACGTTGAACTGCCTGATGCGCCCGGTGCGCCCGATTTCGTGACGTAAGCGCCGCGCCGGCGCGTTGCCGGAGCCCCGCGTTCCATCACCCGAAGCCGCCTGCCCAGGCGGCTTTTTCTTTGGCTGTTTCCCTGGAGATATTCATGGGTGCAACATCGTTTTTCCACGGCGTGACCGTGTCGCTGGTCGACACCGGGCCGCGCACCATCGCCGTGCCGAGCTCGTCGATCGTTGGCATGGTCAACACCTATACGCCCGGCGCGGATCGGGCCGCACCCAATGTGCCGGTGCAGCTCACGAGCTACCGCGAGGCGGTCGCCGCCTTTGGCGAAGGCAGTGCGATTGCCCAGGCGGCCCGCGCGATCTATGCGCAGAGTACGGCGGTGATTGTCGCAACGGGCGTGGCAGCCGGCGGCGAGCCTGCAGCGCTCGCCTCGGCGATCATCGGTGGCGTCAGTGCCGGCGGTGCACGCACCGGCCTGCAGTCGCTGCTCGACGCGAAGTCGAAATACAACGTGCAGCCGCGCCTGCTGCTGACACCTGGCTTCTCGTCGACGCAGGCGGTCGCGACCGCGATGGATTCGCTGGCCGGCAAACTCCGTGCGATCGGCATCATCGACGGGCCGAACATCGATGACGAAGCGGCGATCGCCTACGCGCAGAACTTCGGCAGCAAGCGGCTGTATATGGTCGATCCCGGTGCGACGATGTGGGACACGACCGCCAACGCCGACATTGATGCGCCGGCTTCGTCGTACGCGGCGGGTCTCTTCTGTCAGACCGACGCGAACATCGGTTTCTGGGCGTCGCCGTCGAACAAGGAAATCACCGATATCACCGGCACGAAGCGGCCGATCGAGTTTCTCGACGGCGACGAGACCTGTCGCGCGAATCTGCTCAATAACGCCAACATTGCGACGATCATCCGCGACGGCGGCTATCGCCTGTGGGGTAACCGCACGCTCTCAAGCGATGCGAAATGGAAGTTCGTCACACGCGTGCGCACGCTCGACATCGTGATGGACGCGGTGCTGGCCGGCCACAAGTGGGCGGTCGACCGCGGCATCACGGCCACGTATGTGAAGGACGTCACCGAAGGACTGCAGGCGTTCATGCGTGACCTGAAGAACAGGGGTGCACTGATCAACTTCGAGGTGTATGCGGACCCGGAGCTGAACACCGCGACGCAGCTCGAGGACGGCAAGGTGTACTGGAACATCCGCTTCACCGACGTGCCGCCGGCAGAGAACCCCAACTTCCGCTTCGAGGTCACCAACCAGTGGCTGACCGAAGTGCTCGATACCAATCCCTGAGGCCAACAATTGAGAGGTGATGCGTGACTCCCGAAACACTTTATAACTTCAATGTGTACAGCGACGGCAAGGGTTTCGCTGGTCGCGCCACGCAGTGCACGCTGCCGAAACTGAAGATCAAGACCGACGACCATCGCGCCGGCGGCATGGATGCGCCGGTCAAGGTCGACCTTGGCATGGAGGCGCTCGAGGCGGCGTTCCAGATGTCGACGATGGAGCGCGACGTGCTGAAGTTCTTCGGCCTCGCCGATGCGACCGCATTCAACGGCGTGTTTCGCGGTGCATTCCGCGACATCAAGGGCGCGACGAAGGCGGTCGCCGCGACGTTTCGCGGGATGCTCTCCGAGGTCGATGGCGGCGACTGGAAACCGGGCGAGAAGGTGGACGCGAAATTCACCGTGTCGCTGACCTATTACAAGCTGGAGATCGACGGCGCGGTCGTGCACGAGATTGATGTGCTCGGCATGGTGCGCATCATCAATGGCGTCGACCAGCTCGCGGAGATCCGCAAGGCGATCGGCATGTAGCAGTGGGTCGGGCGGCAAAGTAACTTTTTAACCAACGGCGGGCCGCGCGGCTCGCCGTTTCTATTTGAGGCGGGACAGATGGACAGCAATGTGGATAGCAACGTAGCAGGCAGCGCGACCGATCGCGTCGACTGCGTCACCGTGAAGCTGAACTATCCGGTGGCATTCGACGGCGTCGTGCGCGACACCCTGACGCTGCGGCGTCCGAAGGTGCGCGACATGCGGGCAGCGCAGAAGATCGCGCCAGGCGATGAGGAAGGGCAGGAACTGGCGATTTTCGCGGCGCTCGCCGGCGTGTCGCCGAACGACCTGGAGGGCATGGATCTCGGTGACTATCACCGCGTCCAGGATGCCTACTTTCGCCTCACATCCGCTGGCACGTATCAGCCAGAAAACGCTCAAGGCGCTGGCAAAGCGGCTGCTTAAGGAGCACGGCGTGCAACCCGCCTCGATCGATGCGATGACGCTCGACGAGGTGATCTGGTGGCTGACCGACTAGCGGGGAAACCAGATGGGGGAATGTGATGGGGGAATCTGATGGAGGAATGTAATGGCAAGCGACATTGCACTCGGCATTGTGATCGGCGGCGCCGTGTCGGCGACGTTCGGCCGCGCGATCACCGAGACCAGCTCGCGGATCGTGGGTCTGCGCAAGACCGCCAACGAGACGCGGCTGTGGCAGCGCACGATCGGCGAGACGGTCAAGCTGCAGGACGAATTCCGCCGCCTGCACGCGGCGGGCGACCGCGCGGCGGACGGCATCCGTCGCAAGATTGAATCGAACCTGCGCACGCTGCGCGAGAACGGCATCGAGGTCGACCGGCTCGACCGGGCGTATACGCGCCTCGGGCGCACGGTGCGTGGTCTGGAGCTGAAGGCATCGGGCCAGGAGCGGATCGCCGCCGGGCGCGAAGGCGCGCGTGGTGCGATCGGCGACGCGGTGAAATTCTCGGCCGCCGTCGCGGTGCCGGCGACGATCTCCGCGGACTATCAGGCGATCATCCGCGACATCGCGATCAAGGCGGGCATTGCCCGCACCGCGCAGGAAGCGTCGATGGGCGAGCGCATCCGCCGCGACGCGCGCGATAACGGCATCGGCCGCAACGAGCTCGCCGACGCGGTGAACCAGATGGTCGCAGGCGGCATGGACGTGAGCCGCGCGCTCGACTTCGCACCGCTTGCCGCGAAGTTCGCGATCGGACAGGGGGCGACCACGGTCGAGACCGCGAGGATGATCCAGGCGCTGCAGCAGAACGCGAAGATCACCGACCCGAAGCAGATGGCCAGGGCGTTCGAGGCGATCGCGTTTCTCGGCAAGGAGGGCTCGTTCGAGTCGGCGGACATGGCCCGCTGGTTTCCGGTGCTGCTCGCCGAAATGCAGAAGATTGGCATCACCGGGCAGGACTCGGTCACGCAGCTGGGCGCGATGCTGCAGGTGCAGATGAAGACGGCCGGCACCGCGGACGAAGCGGCCAACAACCTCAAAAACTGGTTCTCCAAAATCGGATCCAATGAAACCGCGAACAACTATAAAAAGGCCGGCGTCGACTACGAAGCAAAAATGCGTGAAGCGATCGGCAAGGGCTGGTCGACGCTCGAGGCTTCCTTCGTTCTGGCGCGCGCGTATATCGAGCGTACCGACCCGGCCAAAGCGAAGCAGCTGGCCGACGCCGCAACGCGCATAAACGGCGAGTCCGATCCGGATAAGCGCCGCGCGCAGATCGCCGCGTTCGAAGACACGATGAAGACGGGCGACCTCTTCAACGACATGCAGGTGAAGGCGGCGCTCACCGCCTACCTGCAGAACGCGGACCTGTACCAGAAGCTGAAGAAAGAATCGGCGCAGGCGAGCGGCGAGATCGCGAAAGACCTCGCCGACCGGCGCGATGCGTCGAAGCAGGTGTGGAGCGAGGTGGGGCAGCAGTGGAACGATGCGATGCGCAGCATCGGCGACGCGTTGCGGCCCGTGACTGACGCGGTTGGGCACGCCACGAAGACGACGGGCGAAGGACTCACGAAGATCACCGACGCGGCGCCGAAAACCACGATGGCGGTCGCGGGCGTTACGGCTGGCCTCATCGCCTATCGCGGTGCAAAGTCACTTTTCCAGATCGGTCGTGGTGCGCTCGACATCGCGCGTGGGTCGATTCTCGTTGCGCGCGGTGGAGGGAACGGGAAGGGCGGCGGCGGATCAGGTCCCGTTGGGCGTGCGATCGAGGCGCTCGGTGGTGCTGCGGCGTCGGCCGGCGTGCAGCGTGTCTTTGTCGTCAACATGCCAGGCGGTGGTGGCGAATTCAGTGGCGCTGCCGGTGCGATCGCCGACGAGTTGTCTGGAGCAGGCAAAGGTGGCCCGGTCGGCAGCACGGCAGCGCGGGGCGGTCGCTTTGCCCGCGTGCTTGGGGCGGCCCGTGGCGTGCTCGGCCGCGTGATGCCGTATGCGGGGAAGCTGGCCATGGCGGGCACGGTGCTGAAACTCGGACTGGCGGCGAACAATGCGTACGCCGTGGCGACCGGCGACGACACGCGGGCGGCGAAGGCGCAGGGCTTCGCGGGCATCGCCGGCAGTCTGGCCGGGGGCGTGCTGGGTGCGAAGGTCGGCGCGATGATCGGTGCGTTCGGCGGGCCGGTCGGCGCGGCGGTCGGCGGTCTCGCGGGCGGTGCGCTGGGGACGTTCGCGGGTGAGAAGGCGCTCGGTGCGGTCGCGAAGCTGGCGCTTTCGTATAACGCTTCGCGCAACGACGCGCAGCAGCCGGCGGTAGCCGAAGCGCTTGCCAAAGCGAAGGCGCTCGAGCGTGCACCGGGTTCCGACAAGCCCGTCGCGAAGATCGATCAGCAGAACACCTTTGCGCCGGTTTTTCACGTGACGTTCCAGGGCGAGCCGGGCAGCGACGTGGCGGACCGCTTCCTCGCGAAGGTGTCGCCGCAGCTGCAGCGCCTGATGAAAGACGAACTGGCGAAGAACAACCGCTCGGCGATGTTCGACAGCCCGCATCTGTAGGTATCTGCAGGTATCAATAGGAGGCAGGGTGGATTTCACAAGACAGATCACGCAGGCCGCGACGCAGGCGAGCATCGCGACTGAACGCGTGCGCAACATGAGCCGCGTCTATGAACGCAACCGCGCGGCAAGTGCGAACACGGTGGCGGTGCTGCAGAAGCTCGTCACCGGCAACCTGACGAGCGCCGCCGAACTGTTGTCGGGCGCGGGCAGTGCGCTGTCGGTGGCGGGCGATCTCGATCCGAAGGTCGGCACAGTGGTGCGCAGCTTCAGCGCCGTGCAGTCGTCGATTAACAGCGTGCTGAAAATCGCCACGGCATCGAATCATCCGCTGGTGAAGTCGGCGGCTGACTCGGTGAACACGGCGCTCGGCGACGTGCGCACGAAGTTCAACGCGTGGGCAGGCATCAGGGAGACGCCGTCGGTCGCATCGCTTGCAACCTCGACGGGCGCAGGAGCGCTGCTGTCGGGGCTGCTCGGCGGTGCGTCGGGCGCCACGCCCCACCTGATGACGCTCACGTCCGACGCCGGCGACACGTTCCACTTCAACCTGTCGACCGCAGCGTTCGACAAGCTGCGGCGCACCACAAAATACAAGGTGGCCTCGCAGGAGCGGCTGAACCGGCAGGAGGCGCTGCAGGCGGTGAGCCAGGGCGGCGAGACCATCACGCTCTCGGGCGTGGTGTTTGCCGCCTCCGGAGCGGGAAGCAGTCCTGGCAATCCAGGTATGCGGCAGATCGATGCCCTGCGCGCGATCGGCGACAGGATGGTGCCGGTGCAGCTCACGACCGGCTACGGCGAGGTGCTCGGCCGCTGGTATCTGCAGGGCGTCGACGAGGAGCAGGAGGCGCTGATGTCGGACGGCGCCCCGCGCAAACAGACCTTCAGCCTGGAGTTCGGCCGCTATGGCGAAGACTATAAGAACCTCTGACGGCGACGTGCTCGACGAGCTCTGCTACGCGTTCTACGGGGCGCTCGCGGGTGTGGTCGAGGCGGTGTACGAAGCCAATCCGGGGCTCGCGGCGCGCACGCAGCCGTTTGCCCCGGGAATCCTCATCACGCTGCCCGATCTCGACGTGCAGCGCGATGAACCGGTCCAGCTCTGGACCTAGGAGGGGCGATGCAGGCCATTTTCCAGATCGTCGCGAACGGCGACGACATCACGCGCGTGATCCAGGATCGCGTGTTGCGCATCCGGACGGTGGACAGGCCGGGGCTTGAGTCGGACGAGTGCGAGATCGAGCTCGACGATCGCGACGGCAGGATCCAGTTTCCACCCAAGGGTGCCACGCTCAGGATATCGCTCGGCTGGAGCGGCAAAGGCCTGTCGTTCCTGGGCGAGTACGCGGTCGATGAGGTTGCGCTCAAGGGTCCGCCCGCATCCGTCGTGATCCGGGGCAAGCCCGCGAACATGCGCGCCACCGCCAAGACGCACCGGTACGGCAGCTGGGAGAACGCGAAACTCGCGGACATCGTCGGTGACGTCGCGCGCCGCAACCGGTGGACGGCCGCATGCAGCGTCGACGCACCGGTGCCGCGTGCCGACCAGTTCGGCGAGAGCGATCTGCACTTCATCACGCGTCTTGCGCGGCAGCATGGCGCAACGGCGACCGTGAAGGCGGGCAAGCTGATCGTGGCCGGTCGTGGCGCGGGCAGGAGCGCGAGCGGCAAGCCGCTGCCCACGATCACGCTCACGCCCGACATGCTGCTCGATTACGAGATCACGTTTCCCGATCGCGCGAGCTTCGTCGCGGTGCGCACGAAGGTGCACGACGCGAAGACCGGCAGGAAGATCGATCTGACGATCCCGAACCCCGATGCGCCGCCCGGCGCATCCGCGGTGCACACCGAGCGGCATGCGTTCGCAAGCCCGGAGGCCGCGAAAGCCGCGGCGAATGCCCGCCTGCAGAAGCTGAATCACCACACGGCCAAAAGCACGATGACGATGACCGGCCGGGCCGATTTCGCGGCCGAGAAGACGGTGACGCTCAAGGGCTTCAAGAAGGAGGCGGACGGCGACTTCCTCATCGAGTCGGTGACGAACACCTATGCGGGCCGAAGCTGGGAAACGCAGGTCGAACTGAACGCCGGCAACCGAGGCAAGGCGAAGGTCGGGCACGGGAAAAAGAAGGGCAGGAAGATCAGTCTCGTGGTGCCGGCGCCGCCGCACTGACGCGACCGGCAGAAGATAACCACCAGCATCACCACAAACCGCCCGCGCCCGCATATGCGACGCGAGGCGGTTTTTTTATTGAACGGACGGCCCGATGGGTGAACAGCATAACAACGATCTGGCGGTGCAGATCGCGCGTTTCGGCGAGCAGCTGCGCAGCGTCGCGGCAAGCCTTGAAGACATCAAGACATCGGTGCAGCCGGTCGCCGCGCTCGATCGCGCGCTCGCGCAGATGTCGATTCACAACCAGAACGCGCGCAAGGACATCGAGCTGCCGTGGGCGCGTGTCGATGAGGGAAAGAAGGAACGCGATGCGCTCGAGGCGCAGATCGGCGGCGTCGACGACCGGGTGGCGGCGATGAAGAACACGGCAAGGGGCGCGATGTGGGTGCTCGGGATCGTGCTAGGCATCGTCCAGACCTTCCTCGTCGGCTCGATCGTGTGGGTGTTCACCCACATCAACGAAGGCGACATCCTCAACCGGTTGCAGCAGCAGCGCCTCGAGGTGCTGGAACAGACCGTGACGCGAGAAACCAGACAGGGAAGCAGGCAATGACACTTGACGAAAAAATCGATGCGCTGATCGGCCGCGAGGGCGGCTACTCGAACAATGCAGCGGATGCCGGCGGCGAGACGATGTGGGGCGTGACCGTTGCGGTCGCACGCGCGTTCGGCTACACGGGCGCGATGCGCGACCTGCCGCGCGCGACCGCCGCGCAGATCTATCGCAGCCGCTACTGGCTGCAGCCGAAGTTCGATCTCGTCGACGCGGTCTCGCCGGCGCTCGCGGAGAAGCTGTTCGACATTGGCGTGAACGCCGGGCCGGCGACGGGCGTGCGCTTCCTGCAGCGTGCGCTGAATGTGCTGAACCAGAACCAGCGTGCATTCGCCGATATCGCCACCGACGGTGGCATCGGCGCCATGACGGTCGCGGCGCTGAAGGCGTTTCTCGCCGCACGGGGTGCGGACGGCCATCGGGTGCTGCTGGGCATGGTAACCGCCCAGCAGTCGGTCTATTACATCGAGTGTGCCGAAAAGCGCGTGGAGAACGAGACGTTCGAATACGGCTGGCAGCTCAACCGGGCATTGGGGGTGAGCGCATGATGGACGTCCTGAAAACGGTGGCGCCGTGGCTCGTCACGGCCTTGACGGGCGGCGTACCGGGCATCGCGGCAATGGCCGCCTCGGCAATCGCCGGCAAGCTTGGTCTCACCGATGGTTCGGTTGACGCGGTCAGGGCCGCGCTGACCGGCCAGCAGATGACGCCCGAGCAGCTGCTCGCGCTCAGGCAGGCCGACGACGATTTCGCGCTGAAAATGCGGCAGGCGGGTTTCACACATGCGGAGAACATGGCCGGCATCCAGGTGCAGGCCGACCGGATAGCGGCCGATGATCGCGCGAGCGCACGCAACTTTGCGGCGGCGGAGCACGATCACACGGCGCGCAATCTGGCCTATATGTATACGGTCGCGCTGTTCGCGGTGATCGGGCTGGAATTCATGCTTGCGGCCAGGCAGATCCGGCTTGACGACGGCGTGATGCGCGCACTCGATACGCTGTTCGGCATTCTGATTGCGATGGTGCTCGGCTCGAAGGAGTATTTCTTCGGGTCGTCGTCGCGCGCGGACAGGCAGGCTGCGGCGATTACGCAGTTCGCGGTGTCGCCGGACACGGTGGTGTCGCGTTCGGATCCGGTCACGAGCCGGCCGGATAGGCCGGCGGGCTGAGCGCATCGGCTGCAGTCACGGTGTTTCGGTCCCAGTGCTCGTCTATCCAGGCGACCGCCCAGGCACGGCCGAAGGCCTCGGCTGACCATTCGTTGTCAAACTGGCCGAGATCGATGGCCTCAAACGTGTCGCCGTCTTTTTCCCCTTTGGCTGGCGGACGGCTGATGCGGACGTGCGCGAAGAACTTTCCAATCGAAAAATCAGGCGTCGCGTCGATCGTGTAGATCTTGTATGCGTGCAGCATGATTCCCTCCTTGTCAGGATACGAATCTAGATCACCAGTCCGGAAAAATAAAGGGGACTCGTGGTGCGCACATCGAACTGGGCGGCTCGGGCACGTCAGCATCAGCTGGTCGCAGGTACCGCCGACATTGAAGGTATTGAAAGGCGAGGAGCAGTACGCGCCTCAGTTCTTTGTGGATGTTCTGAGCGGCAGGTACTGCTCGCTGTCGTACGCGGTGGTGAGCGTGTAGCCGTCGCGTTTGCGGATCTTCAGGAAGAACAGGGTAGGTGAGACCCCGGCCGCACCGCCGCACGCTTCGGTGTGGTTTTCGCGCACCCGTACCAGAAAGTACTCGCCCTGGTCGGCCGTATCGAAGAGCAGGCACTCGGTCCTGTCTTCCGACAGACCGTAGGTACGCGTGATGTCGGCCGCAAGGGTGGCTGCGTCATTGTCATCGGTCAACGGTTGCTGGGCCGCGCACGCCTGCGCGCAGACGATCAGCGCTGCCGTGATGATCGCGCGGCGCATCATGGCGCGGTCCTGCGCGCGTCATATTGATCGAGCTTGTGCGCGCGGATGATGGCGTTGAGCTTGACCGCGTAAGACGGATCCGTCGCATAGCCGTTGCGGGCGAGTGCGTTGGCGAACTGCGAACTGCGGGTGTAGAGGAAGCACGACCGGAAGCGCGGGTTGTTGCGGAGCATCTGCGCGTAGTCGTCGGCGGCCTCTTCATAGCTGCCGTAGGCGCGGAACGCATCATCGATCCTGATGGCCTGGCCGTTGATCACTTCGTGGGTGGTGAACGTGGTGCTGTCGCCGCTGGGCGCGCGGCCCTTGACGCCGAAATAGGCGTTGCCGACGACCGATCTTCCCCAACTGCTTTCAAGTGCCGACTGGGCGATGACGACGCCTGCGGGCACCTGGTACCTGCGCTGCACTTCCTGCGCGGCGGCCAGATGGGTATCGATGAATTGCTGCACGTATGCCGGCGCCACGTGGGGCTTCGGCTGTTGTCGCGTCGCGGGATTGTGGTGCGTAGATGGCTGTGCCATGACCAGGCTGTTCCTCGTTCGAAACGGGGGATCCAGCATGCCACACGCGCGTATCACGGGCAATCAGCCACCCGATGCGCGCAGCATAAAGTTACTTTGATCGCGCTTCGCGGCGCGGGAAAAGACAGGGCGACCGGGATGATGTTCGCGCATTTCTCCCGGTCACCTTTCCACTGAGATAGCCAGTGAATTAGCCAGGGCCCTGCTACCTACCGGTAGGCGGGCCGAATTCTAACCGAAAAAGAAAAGGCAATTCCAGATATGGCAACTCCCATCGTTCCATGGATCGGCGGCAAGCGCCGCCTCGCGGACCATCTCATCCCGCGGTTTCCTGAGCATGAGTGTTATGTCGAGGTCTTCGCGGGCGGGGCCGCGTTGTACTTCATGCGGCCGCCGGCGAAGGTCGAGGTGATCAACGACATCAACGGCGAACTGGTGAACCTGTACCGCGTCGTGCAGCATCACCTCGAGGAGTTCGTGCGCCAGTTCAAGTGGGCGCTCACCAGCCGGCAGGTGTTCAGGTGGCTGCAGGACACGATCCCGGAAACGCTCACCGATATCCAGCGGGCGGCCCGCTTCTATTACCTGCAGCAGAACTGCTTTGGCGGGAAGATCGAAGGGCAGTCGTTCGGCACGGCAACCACTACGCCGCCGGGTCTGAACCTGCTGCGGCTCGAGGAGACACTGTCGGCCGCTCACCTGCGCCTGTCCAACACGTTCGTCGAGCGGCTCGACTGGAAGGCGTGTATCGACAAGTACGACCGGCCTCACACGCTGTTCTATCTGGATCCGCCGTACTGGGAGACGGAAGGCTATGGCGTGCCGTTTCCGTTTTCCGAATACGTCGAGATGGCGGCACGCCTGCGATCGCTGAAGGGCAGGGCGATCGTGAGCCTCAACGACCATCCGGACATTCGCCGCGCGTTCGAGGGGTTCCACATCGAGACGGTGGACATCAGGTACACCGTGGGCGGTGGGGGACGGGAGGCCGCACGGAAGGAGGTGATCATTTTCAGTTGGGACGATGCAGCGCAACCGGCTGGACTTTTCTAGTCGCCGCGATTATAGGAGCCTGTCGAGGGTTCCCTATACCTCTTGTTGGCAGTTACAAGCCATCAACTTGGATAGGTTCTTTCTGTTGGTCGAATACGATAATCTCCGCGATCGAAGGGCTGCAATTCCACTCACGTATCACAGCAATTGCACGGCAGGCACTTTTCGCCTCTTGGGTAATCCCCGAAGTCCGCAATCACAGCAAAGGCGGCAAATATCAATATTGATAGCTATGGCATTGACATTGATATGCCAAGTTACAGGCGTCCGAAAGGAATACCAGGCCATAACATTCATATCATTTTTCTTTCAACAACCTTGTGGGTGCAAAATGTCTGGAAATCTCTTGTATGGCGACACGCTGTATTTATCAAACCAAACCACCTTTGACGACCCGAAGGCCCCCGGATATTATTTGGACGTCTATGGGGCCTTGCCATCCAATGGCGGAGTCGGTGCTGTATACGCCGCGCAACCATCGAAGCGAAGCGGAAAATCTGTCACCTGGAAAATAGAGTCTGTTGACCAGGCAAATGACGGAAAGCCGGTAAAATCGGGCGACACAATCGTTTTGCGAAGCATGCTGGAAGATAATGAGCAAGCCGTCCTTGCCGCTGTTGATGGCAATACTGTCCCAGTAAATGAAATCCATTGCGTAGGCGCAGTTCAAAAAAATAGCACTTCAATCGATGCGAAATCGAAGTGGAAAATCGGGCATACGAATCAAGATGGCTCCGCGCTGAATGATGAAGGCACACCGCTGAACGACGGCGATACCATTTATTTGCTCAACTGTGGGGACAATGGGTACCTCGACTCATATGGCCGCGCGGGTGCTGAGGGCGAGGCTTATTGCGTCTTCACATCGTCGACGCTACCCAGAACATACAACGGTAATTACCATACCACCTCATGGAACGTCATCAGGGTGGCATCGGACCAGGCCGGTGGCAACGGTGGTGACGGCAACGGCAATGGGGGTGAGCGGAATGGGATATTTAATCTGCCTCCAAACACAGCGTTTGGTGTAACCGTGCTAGTGAATTCAGCTGCCGTGCAGACGGTCAGCGTTTTTGTGGATGACGCCTCGAAGCCCAGCGCCACATTCACGGGTTCGGGCACGAAGGACCGAAACCTCCAGACGCAGATACTGAACTCGGGGAAAGGGAGTGTCCGGGTTATCGTGGAAGCTAACGGGAAGCAGTCCAAGCTTGGATCAAGGCAGGTCGATATTTTCCAGAAGGCCTATTTCGGGCTGGTTGCGTCCGAGGATGGAACGGATGACGACTACAACGACGGCCTTGTGATACTTAATTGGCCACTGGGCTAATCCATAGCGCAGTACCACAGGGAAGCGCAGCGCGGACGGCACAGCCGTCCGTTCGCGCGGGCCCCGGGTCTGCACCTCCCCGCTGTACCTTTTGAACAGCCGCTTAAACGGCCACTGCTGTATCAACGTTCCGAATGCTGCAATCAATATCTGACAGACCTTGCGCCGGTCATTCCGCCTTGGCCTATCGCCGGCCAGGACGCTCAGCAAAGTGACTTTGAACGGCTCATTACGACCCATCTCAGTCAATCGCATTCGCAAATCTTGCGGCCGATTCCGACACGAAACAGTCCTTCGAAATTTCGTCGCGTGGCTAACTCCCATGCCGTAATGCGTCCACGACGACCTCAAACGCAGAAGATGCCTGGTAGTGGCTGGGGTAATCGTGACTTACGCAGCGTCGTTTCGCATCCTTATCGCGCTCGGAGTGAGGCGGGCTGTTGTGGCCGCACGGTGCGTGCTTATAGTGTGCCCTGGCAGCGGTCGCGGCTAGCTTTCTGTCATCGCATATCGGGGCAGGCTGATCGTAAAAACGCAGCCTGTGCCAGGCACGTCGCGCACGCTCAGAGTCCCGCTATTCGCCTCGACGCTGCGTCGCGCGATGGACAGTCCCAGCCCCAGTCCGGTTCGGTCGTCGCCGTTCTGGGTGAAAGGCAGGAACATCCGTTCCGCGTTGCCCGGCGGAAGACCGCCGCACTGATCCTTTACATCGATCAGGATGCGATCCGAGACGGCGTAGGTGTCCAGCGTCACCGCGCTGTGGGGGTGTGTGAACTTGAAGGCGTTCTGCAGCAGGTTGCCCAACGCCGAGTAAAGCTGGTCACGATCGCCACTAACGGCGAGTCGCGGGTCCACCGCCGACACCTTCAGTACGCATCCACGAACCTGGGCCGCAAGGTCGGCGGCCCGTTTGACTTCCGCAATGAAGTCGGCAACCGGAAACATTCTGGATTGCGCAGTAACGCCAGTTGCCATCCGTACCTCGTCCAGAGATTGCGCGATCAGATCGCGCAGCCCATCAAGGCTTCGCTCAAGCACCGCCCCCGTGGCGCCGGACAGACTCAGGTTACCGGTTTTGGCTGCGGTGAACGCGAGCGTGGCAGTCTGCAGAAGATTACGCAGTTCGTGGGCGAAGAATCCCAGCCGCTCTTGCGCCTCAATGGCCTGTCGGTCCGCCATGACAAAATCCCGCTGGTAGCTGAATTCGGTGACCGCATCGGCAATCGCGTTGTCCAGACAGCGGTTGAGGGTGCGAAATTCGTCGACCTGAAACGGCGCATCGCGCTCGTAAGCGAGATCGGTCACCGCCTGGCACAGGTCGCCATAGTCGTGCACGACCTGGTCAACCGAAAACCCGAGCGCCAGCAGATCCCGCCCGTGTTGCGCAGCAGCCTCGCCAATTTCGGATAACGACGCCCCGCCGCCCGAGGGCCCCGAAATCCTGCGGCTGCCCATCGGCTCCGATGTCTGTTCCATCCGCAGCGTCCTGATGAGCTGGTCCAGAAACAGCGGCACGCCATTCTGGAGCTGCTGGGTGGTCGCTGCCCGGGCAGGCCTCTGCGCGACTTTTGCCCGGCACCGTTCGATCAGCTCATGGCGATTGTTGGCCAGGAAAACGTGCATCATGATGCAACCCCTTGACGTCGGTCTGCGGCACTTCCTGGTGGCCAGCTGTCGCGGCCAGACACTGTCTGCTGCGATGCGGTCCTGGTCCCGTACGAGAACGCTGAATGCTCTCCGGGCACCTGTTTGCGCAGAGGTTAGCGTGACCGGTTGATTTCCGGTAACCGCTACCGTCTCCCCGCGTAGTAGATACATCTTACGCGCGCTGTGCACTCCTGCGGGAAAGCGGTGGCATCCAGATGCCAGGCGCGCGAGCCGTTGCGCGTCAATGCTCCGGTGAGAACCGGTCATGCGGCACGATGCCCTTCACATGGCGCGGTGTGATTTTTGCTGCATCAGTCCTTTTCAAGGCAAGCCCTGGGTTGGAAAAGTGGAGCAACAGCAGCAACGGCCCGTGATCCTACTCGCCGACGATGACAGGCTGACGGCGGCGGCTTGGACCACCGTCCTTCGCATGAACAGGTTCGAGGTCGTCTGGGCGCCGGACGGTGGCGCGGCCTGGGCCCCTGGCGCGCATGGGCCGTCCGGACCTGCTGCTGACCGACTGGGACATGCCTGGCATCGACGGCCCCGAGCTATGCCGGATTCTCCGGAGCGATCCGGTGCTGGCCAAGGTGCCGATCATTCTGGCTTCTTCCCTGAGCCTGCCGGCGCGCCTGATTTACACAATCTGTTCCTGCAGAAACCGGTCGATGCCGTCGCACTGTTGACCGCGATCCGCGCTTGCAGATGTGGTTGTCGCTACTGACACGTCGCAGGCAGATGGAAGGCTGGATGAAGAGTCGCCCGGAGACCAGCCGTGTCAGATAAATGCGGCGGGCTCAGGATCCGACGCAAACGCACAATAGTCGAACACTGTCGCGAGCGCCCGTGGCACGCAGCTTGCGAAATTGGTTGTGGTCCTTCCACCATGTCGCGCCATGCCTACAGTACTGCTCGTCGACGATGATTGTGAAAACCGATGGGCACTGCAGCTGGCGTTGGAGAGTCGCGGACACCATGTTGTGCTCGCGGAGAACGGACGGGACGCACTGCAGAAGGCCCAAGCAGATTTGCCGCAACTGGTTATCACCGATTTCGAGATGCCGGAAATGGACGGCGGGGAGCTTTGCCGTCGCCTGAAGTGTCGGCCCGTATTTTCCGACATACCGGTGATGCTGCTGTCAGCTATGCCAGAACCTACGGAGGAGAATCCCTGCTGGACCGCGTTCCTACGTAAGCCGGCCTCGATAGAGGTATTGCTTGACCTCGTCGACACCTTCATAGCCGCTCGCCTGACCTACGAGCGGGCACCACCCGCTTCCTAATACACCGCAGCACGCTGGCGTGCCGTCGGTGGGCGATGCTGGCCATGGGCGCAGGGTGGTGGAACGCGGCCCCGGGCGTCCTTCACGCAGCCAGCCGATGTTCGCAGTACGGCCGGGCCGGTCTTTTCGAGGATGGCATGCAGGACCGCGAAATTGCTTGCATGACGGCCGATCCACGCATGAAGATTTCAGGCTTGACTGGAACGATGCAACGGTCGTGACCCGCCGCAGCCATTTCTGGCGGCGGCCCGCCCGTGATGATCGTCTTTGACAATGGGATGGCAGCTTAGAAGGCGGAGCCGACGCCTGAATGTCCAACCACCGACGCATATAAACGGCGGTTTATGGCCGGTCCTCGTCGCCGAGCGCCGCCGCCTGACGCCCGTTGCTACCGCACAGCTTCTGGTGGTCCCGCAAGACTCACTGACGGCTAGCATTCAAACGACGATCACCCCGTAAGTGATGCCGACATAACAATGCATCGCGGCTTGCAACCCAGAGTCGCCCAGCCAGTACCGGCCGTCCTCGGACCTTACCCCGCCCGGCGTTATTGTCCCGACGCACGTCACCGCCTGAACTCCCAACTCGGCATCGTGGATTACTCCGACGACGATGCGCTCACGTTCGATAATCGGCTCCGCCAACGCACGCTCGGCTGAAAACCTGGGCGCTGGTTGCGCCGGACCCTGCATGGGCACATCGGTGTTGCGCTGCTCGGCCTGGGTTACCCAGTAGTCGAGGTGCGAACCCACCAGTTCGTCGACGAGCATCGCGTTATCTCCTTCGGCCATTCTTTTGCCACTCTTCGATCATGCGCTTTCGCTGGGCGGTGAATTGCTGCTGGCGTGGCGTAGGCGGGTCAGTCAGACACGGCTCCGCATCCAGCTCCCGTTCGAAACACTCCCATACCGACCCCGCCAGATGGGGACGGCCGTTGTCGGCGATCATCTTCCGAACCTGATCGGCGCGCATGATCATCGCGCGCAGCCTGTGTATCTCCCTGAGCAGCGTCAACGCCGCGGGCGTCGGATTCCGGTCATAGATTTCGGCCAATTCTGCGGCGGTGAGGGGGCGACGGCGACGCATAGTCGTTGGTTGGGGTACTGTATGGATGTACAGTATATCCAGGATTTCGCCGGTTGCATCTGGCACTATCATTGGAAAGTCACTGGAGGTATTCCATGTGCTATTCGGCCCAGATTGAGGCGGACTACCGGAAGTACGTCAGGATGTTTGGCGCTGCGATGAGCCTGCGCGCGTTCGTGGATCTGTACTGGAGACGCAAGGGAAGCAAGCTCAAAACGCCGATGGCAATGGATGCGGCGTTTTCTGATGCCCCGACCGAAGAAGGGCAACGCATCCGGGCGCTGATTGCCGAATGCAACGCGTGGTCGAAAACGGCCCTCGAGGAGGAACTGCTCCGGCAGCGAGCCAAGCTCGCCGACGCCGAGCGTGCGCTTGAAAAGAAGCCGACCAAGTCGGCCACCGAAAGCAGGCGGATCGCGACCGGCAAGATCGACGCTGCAGTGCGCCGGCTGGCTGATCTGGAGCGCACCGTCCCGGTAGAGGGGGATTCACGGATCTATCCCGGCTGGTACGCGCCGGTCCTGATCGTTCAGGACGGCCAGCGCGTTGTGGTGCCGATGCGTTACCGCTGCCGGCTGCCTGGCTGGACCGAGCAGATGGAGAAGGACAAGCCGGGCACGTACAACGCCCGGCTGGACAGCCTGAAACAGGTATGGGCGAAGCTGTTCGGCTACAACCACGGCGTCCTGCTCGTCAACCGGTTCTACGAGAACGTCAAGCGCGACGGGAAGAATGTTGTCGTCCAGTTCGACCCGTCACCGTCACAACCGCTGCTGGTCGCCTGCCTGTGGACGCGCACGGCGATACCGGGTGAACCCGACCTGTGGTCGTTTGCCGCGATCACCGATGATCCGCCGCCGGAAGTCGCCGCAGCCGGTCACGACCGCTGCATCATTCCGATCAGGCCGGCGAACCTCGACGCGTGGCTCACTCCCGATCCGTCCGACCTGGCGGCGCAATACGCCATCCTTGACGACCGGGAACGGCCTTATTACGCGCATCGCATGGCGGCATGAACCGCTGCCGGCCACGGCGCGTTATCGGATCGCTCCAAACCTGGTCTGAGCGCGGGGGTCCCGGCCGCGACGGCCTGCCGACGGGTGCGGAAAGGCCGACCCTGGCATAGTGAGGGCGAACGAGTGTTCCGACGGCCTTTTTGTTCGAACCATTCATGCCAGATACACTCGCCGACATCAATGTGCTGGCCCGCCGTAGGTACTTTCCCTGGCCGCATTCCGCGCGGCATGCGGGTTGCGCGCTACGGGTTGTTCGCGCAATCGCGGGACGAGGGGGCACCAATGTCTTTCCAGATCTTTGCTTCGTACCGTGGATATAGCATCAATGTTCAGGTGACTCCAGCCAGAACCTTGTCTTTCCATGGCGTTGGACGTCGATACAAGGTGTCCTGGTTCCTCAAAAAGTCTGGACATCCCGGCGAGGAGATTGCAAGTTTTCCTGAGCGGCTCGAGTTCATGTCCGAGCACGAAGCGTTCAGATACGCTGAAAACCGGGCCCATACTTTCATCGACTGTGTGCTTTCCCAAAGACACGCTACGAGGCATGCGGTTGAGGGAGCAGGCAGCCAGGAGCGCTCGCTTGATCCGGGCCGCTAACGGGGCAACAAGCGATGCCAGAATGCAGGCTTTAAGCAGAGCGAGACTCAACACGGCCATTCCAAGGTAATGGATGCGAGATGCCAGATTCGGCCACAGACCTACATCGTTTCGAAGTTCCCGTAACGCACGAAGATTTGTCAGTCGTTGCGACGGCGCTGCATAGTCGGAGGAAGACCCTCCCCGCCAGTGTGCTGGGCGCCGATGTCGCCCACTTGATTGCCCGAGCCCGTCCTTTGGCGCGAGACGATATTCATTTGCGCAGCATCCTGAGCATTGCGGTCTCCTTGTGCATGCTCGGACAGCCAT